TGAAATAATCTAAAAATAATTAAAAAATATCTAATAATATATTAATAATATGCATTTATTCGAAAGATTCTGCAATTGGTTAAATATGATATTCCTTTTACGGGATATTCCTGACACATCAAGGAGCATATTAAAAGATTTGATGACGATTGGAATAATTCCTGAAGAAGATGGATGGAAATTATACAAAGAAAAATAAGCATGTATAAGTTTAGAAATATTGGGCGTAATGTACTATTTTAAAAGGATTAATAAAGTTTAAGAACACGCCAAAAAAATAAATTAATATAAATTTATTATTTTATTTTTAATTTTTTTATATTGTAATATTATATAATAATGAGTTTTAACAATGTTGCAACGCCTGATTTACTTTATTACGATATACAGATAGCAAATTTAGAAAATCAAAATTCAGCACCACCAGTGCTTACTTTTATAGAAACCAGAAACAACCCTTTTATATACGATACAGACCAATATCAAATGAGTGTTATCAGATTTGTATTAGATACTCCTAATCTTCCTGTTTTTATTCCTACAATCCAACCTGCACCCAATGCAGATATAGATTTAACAATTTATTCTGTTAGTCTTCAATGGACTAATCCTGCAAATCCTTCACAAGTATTTACTCAACAAACTTATATAAGATATATTCCCCAATCATTAGTGGCACAAGTCCCACCACCTCCTTCAATTACTGAAAATGGTCTTCAGTACAATCTCGGGCAGTATTATTACATATATAATTATCAATATTTCGTTTTCTTAATCAATAATGCATTTATTAGTTGTTTCAATGCTTTGAACGCTCAAGTTGTAGGTGCTTCATTAGTTTTACCTACTTCTCACCCTCCTGTCATGTCTTTTGATACAATGACTAACACTGCCATTATTAATTGTGATTTACTCGGATATAATACTGCTAATCCATCAGGACAAATTGGTATATTTTTTAATACTCCCCTTTCTGTCCTATTTAGTAGTTTTCCAGTAAAATTATTAAGTATAGTTTCTAATTTAGGATTAAACGCCCAAATTATAACAAATTCATTTCAGTTAAGCAATGTTATACAATATCCCCCTTTTGCTCCTGTATATAGTGCAATTCAAGTATTTCAAGAATTTTCAACAATAACCATGTGGTGTCCTGTTTCTTCTATTGTTTTTACATCACAGACCCTTCCATTAGTTAGTAATCAAATTTCAACACCTGTTATTTATAATCAAGGTTCAACATTAGGAAGTAATGGCAATAATTCATTGATAACTCAGACAATCACAGATTTTGTCGCCAATGACGCACAATATAAACCACAATTAGTATATGTTCCACAAGCAGAATATAGAATGTTAGAGTTAATGAGTAATAGACCACTTAATACAGTTGATATAAGCGTATTTTGGAAAGATAAAACAGGGGCACTAATTCCTTTTTATTTAGCAAGTGGTGCAACTGCCACAATTAAGATTTTATTTAGAAAGAAACCGCAATTTCTGAAAAAGTAAAAATTTTAATTTAGAAATAATTTTTATAAAATTTATTATAGAAAATTTTATATAAATTCCATTTAATTTTTATTTTTATTTTTTTCTATAAATTTTTTTATATATTACTATTATATATAAATGTCGTCATCTCCTGATTTTAAAACAGCACTTATTGAATCTTCAATTATTAGTGATATAACAGACCAAGAAACTTTTGGTGTCCTCGCCGGTCCTGCTCTTTCAACTTATACCCAATTTCAAGCAATTTCTGCATCTCCTTCTCAAATCGTTTGGAATATTCAAGTTCCTTCAGAAGCAATTGTCATTAATCGTGAAATTTACATGGCATCTGATGTTTGCTTTACTATTGCCGGAACAGGTGTTCCTATTGGTGATACTTTTTTAAATTGGGGTCTTACTGAAGCACTTAATCCATTCCCCGTTCAATCTTTAATGACTACCGTTCAAGCACAAATTAATAATGTTAGTACATCTACAAATTTACAGGATGTTCTCGCCCCATTGTTAAGAATGAACGATTCAAGAAAGTTAAGCAAATATAACAGTATGACCCCCGCATATGCCGACCAAGCATTCGGACAATATGCCGATGCAGTAAATACCGGTGCTACCCCATCAAATGCTAATGCTAATGCTCTTTCATCTTACAATAATAATGGATATGATTCTAATTTCCAACCTCGTGGTTCTTTCCCCGTAAAACTTACAGTTGCAAGATTTAATGTCGGTGGTGTTTATCAAGATGCTTCTTTAGTTTCTACTGCTACTACTGATTATTGGAGAGTTGCCGTTCAATTTACTGCTACTGAACCTTTCCTCGCTCTTTCCCCCTTCCTCAATACATGCCCTATGAATAATTCTGGACTTTTAGGAATAAATAACATGTCTATTGTTGCCAATATTGATTCAACCTGTAAAAGATTAATGGGTACTGCTAATACCGTTTATACTGCTACTGCCTGTAATCCTGCTTATATTACCGGTCTTACTCTCGGATATACTTCATCTGCCGGTGCTCCTGCTTTAACTATCCCTGCATTTGAAAAATCAAGACTTCTATTTAATTTCCAAACTCTTCAACCAGAGCAATATGCAAGACTATCAAGCAAAAATATTTGTGGATATAGCGACTATCCCAGATATTTGAGTACCTTTAATAGTAATGAATCAGTTGCTATTGGTGCTACTAAAACTCTTACATCTCAAAATATCCAATTAAATCAAGTCCCAAGTCTTATAATGATTGCTGTCAGAGTACCCATGAGTACTCAACAAATTTCTAATACTTCTTCATTCCTCGAAATAGAGAATATTAGTATCAATTTCAATTCTCAATCTGGTCTCCTTAACTGTCAGGGAGAAAATGTCTTATCAAAAGTAAGGCAAGTCGTTTGTTTTTAAACGGCAACATCACAAAATAGCGGGAAACTCCTATTAAGTCTATAATACTAAGTTATTTAAGAAATTAAATAATGGCAATAGTTAATCACTATTGGTATAGTAATAAGTTATAGAATAGGGACAATCCGCAGTTCGTCTTCTTAATCCGTTAATGATAAGGAAAAGAAGATACTTCAACGAGTAGATGGTGATGGGGGATATTAAGTCTTATCAACTTAGTCCCTTAAGGTGTATTCTAAACCCACGGGAAACCGTGCTTACCCTTAAGAATTTTATAATTCTGTAAGGTAAGGTCTGTTATATGAGGAAATGCATATAACTATAGATGGTATAATTGAGCGTCTTCAACAAAACAAGATTTATTTCAAATCTCTGCCAGAAATGGTGGAAATCAATCATATTACGAATGGGATGGTGCAGTTTCTAATATTTCAACTGCTGGTGCAAATCAAGGTAAAGTTTCTGATATTGCCGGTACTGGTTCATTACTCGTCCTTAATCCTGCCCTCGATTTCTCAATGCCTTCATTCCTCACTGGTGGGTCTTTAGGTCAATTTTCATTCCAATTTAATATTACTGTTAAAAATCAATATTCATATGCTATCACACCAGAAATTTTAATTATTACAAAGAATGACGGGATATTCGTCTCACAACAGGGAACTTCCGTTATTTACACCGCCTTACTCGACAAACAAACTGTTCTTAGTACTAAGGAACAAGCACCCATGCTCGATTGGAATCATCACCAAAGATTAGTTGGTGGTAAATTATCCAATATGGCATTATCTGCTTTAGGTAAAATTGGTAAATATTACAGGGCAAGAAAAGGTGATGTTGCCGAAGCAAAAGATGCATTCCAAGGTTCTGGAATAAGTGGTGGTGGTGTGTCAGGTGGTGGCGTTTCCGGTGGTGGAATGTCAGGTGGAAGACACAGACTTTCCCGCCATTTAATGTAAATTAAATAATTTTTGGCGTGATGTACCAAAATAATATTTAAATATAATAAAGAAATACAACACGCCCAAATTTTAATTAAAAAATATATAAATAAATTAATTATTTAATTTATTTATTATTTATTTTATATGTTATTAATATATATATAATGATGTCTTATAATCGCTTAATTGCTGACGAACTCAATAAAAATGTTGAAAGATATATTCAAACAACCGCTCAACCTTACGCTCTTTCATCAGGGCATTTATACGGTGGAAAAAGAGTAAGAGACCACCCACAACAAGGTTTTACTGCATATTCACAAGACCCTGCCACTTTAGTTCCTTCAAATTCTTTAATGTTTAATTCTGAGATTTACGATGATGATAATTTAGAAGGTTCAGGAATTTCAGGGGGTAAATATTCTGTTAATAAATTTGTTAGAGATTTTAATAAAATTGGTAAATTAGTTAAACCTGTTGCCAAACCTATTATTAGAGCATTAACAAATAAAGCAGTTTCTAAAATTCAAGGTGCAGGTGTTTGTGGTGGTTCTGATGGTGTTGTCAATGATTACGCCCTTAATGTTGGAGATTACGGTGAAATGGATGGTGCAGGAATTTCAGGGGGTAAATATTCTGTTAAAAAATTTGCTCGTGATTTTAATAAAATTGGTAAATTAGTTAAACCTGTTGCCAAACCTATTATTAAAGCATTAACCGATAAAGCAGTTAGTAAAATTATAGGTGCTGGTAAAAGACCCCGTGGAAGACCAAGAAAAACCCCACTATTAGATATGCAAGGTGCAGGTATTTCTGGTGGTGATTACTACGGAGATTACGAAGAATCAAGTGGTGCTGGAATTTCTGGTGGTAAATATTCTGTTAATAAATTTGTTAGAGATTTTAATAAAATAGGAAAGTTAGT